TTTAACGTAAACCCAACCTGATCGCTCATTGCGTTCAAGGACCTACTGCCCTCTGTGCCTTCGTACAGCCCAACCTCAAGGTCGTCTGTAAAGCTATTCTCGTCTGCGTGATACCAAGAGCCCTCAGAGAACTCAGGTATCCAATTAACAGACAGTTCCCAAGTGGGCATAATGTAGCCACGGCTTAGGACATCCAAGGGTGTCAGTATCGAGGTGTGTCCAGGATATGCAGACGAGTGAATCCTGCGAACCTTATTCATCGACGTGAGTATTGCCCTTCCTAGCACTAGCGCGTGATCCTCGTTCGTATCAGTGCCAGAGTGCCCACTAGTGCTTTCCTCCCAGTCAGCAGTGAGGTCAGCCTTGCTAGTAGAGGTAAACATCGCGCCCCTGTTAAGGGACGTTGGGCCATCACCCATTGTAGTCATCGTCTCCTTGAAGTTGGGCTTCGACCTGCTTATATAGTTTACTGTGTTCGTTGCTCGGTAGTTGAGCGTACCGTCTGGGAGATTAGGGTTAAGCTGGGCGGTGCCGTAAATTGCGTAATCAGCCTTGGGGGTAGCGCTGTCTTCTATGTACGGCCCCAGTGTCATCGTGAGCGTACCGTCTGAGTCAAGGGCTTCCATCTTTAGGAGTATGGAGGTCCACTGATTCAAAAACAACTGAGAAGAACTACCGCCAAGCGCAGCCCCGCCAAAGACCATCCAGTTGGGCGTGGTTGACCAAGAGACACTTTGAAATCCATCTTGATGAAGATATTGAGTAGTCGCCCCCGTGTGCTTGACTTGAATCAGCACTGATCCTGGTGGGCTGTACACCTCATTAGTATTAGCGTCGTCTCTTCTAACCTGAACATCAACCTCTAGGTTCAGTACAGTCCCTGACGGAATAGTGTCACTGGTCTGAGAGGATGTGTTCCCCCCGATGAGCGTGGTAAAAGAGCCAGAGGTATCGTCACCGTTACCCGCTATAGCCCAGACAGTTAGGGGGTCATATCCCGTTGTCCCGCTCACGTCACCATCTACCGTATCAATGCGCATCCCCCAGTCACCAGCCTCTACGTTATCCAGTTTAGCTGTGCCGTTTCTGGACCACGAATACTCGCCTCCCCAATATAACTTAGCGTCCTCTGCCGATACAGGGTCGAATCCAGGGAAGCGAAGCACTTGCACTGGTCCGTGAGCGTACTTGACAACCGAGGCTGAGTGTCCCTTTAAGAAACTAGCGTTAGAGAATGTCCTTACTAGTGTATTGTCACTAAATGTAACACGGGGAGAGATGTCCTCGTACACATTACTTGCGTGTGAGTCAACTATCTTTGCAACACCGTCGGTGTCGTATCGCCATCTTCTGTAACTAGATGCAGAGAGGTGGTTCACCTGAGTAATGTGCCACGCGCCATCTGCTTGAAATATCTTCGCTCCCCAAGTCGTACAAACAGCCTTTAGTACCGATAGTTTAGACACGGCACCTTGTGCGTCATCATCGCTAGTAAAGTTGATGCGATCAACATAGGTGTTCTCTAGCGGGTTATCTGTTGCAGCAAGGACAGGATCTGTCTTCGGGTAAAAAGAGGATGAGACATAGTAGTCAAGATCGAACCCCGTAGTGTCCAGAATCTCGGAGAGGATGCTCGTGAATGACTCAACACCGCTGACGGGGCCTGTGCCCGTAAAATCAACGATATAAGGCTCCTTGTCTAATCGCCCTAAGCCGTCACTTGCCGTAATAGACAAGACAACTGGACCGTCCTCCCTAAAGTTTATCGCCTCTGGGTCGATCCTGCCTATCCACTTAATAGAGCTAGTTTGCCTTATCACCAATAGGTACTTATCCTCCACGTCATCCAAGCCACCTATCAAGTCACCAGCGAGAGCCTCGCCAGTGTCAAAAAGGGTCAGGGTTGTTGAAGACGTGAGAAGCGGAGAATACTCATCTTCGCCTGAGTGTGACCACCTAGTCTGCACAGCACCCCTTCCAGACAGTTCAATACTGTTTAGACCAGATACTGTGTTGTCGTAGTCAAACTCGTGGATGTCCACATTGTATATGTTCCCCTTGTCGCCCGTGAAGGAGTAGTTATACTTTGCGCTCTTAAACGTAGATGTTAGGTCGAATCCTGCCATTACTTATATTCCAATCGTTGTTGTTACGGGTTTCTCCACCCAGCACTGAAGCCGTCATCGCCAAACCTATTCTTGATACCAACAACTCGCTTTTGTGACCCTCGACCCATTGCCAAAGCCCCTGTGCCAACCGTCCTTACTCTCTGCTGGTACGTGTCGTTGATGACTCCAATAAGTTGATCGCCCTCTGCCACCAGTGATATATCAACAGCCATGGCTCGCTGACTAGGGGGAGGGACAGAGGAGAGCGAACCGAAGCCGTTACTCCCTGCGTATTGCTGGGCAGACGCGCCAAATAAGGGGCCAAACCCACTTGTAGGAATAGCGCTAGGGATCTGGGACACATTACTGTAGTTGGAGATCAGATTAGGGGCCTTCCCTGCTGATGAGGATTTTGGCGACGAGCTTGACCCAGGCTTTGCTGACCTGATCGACGCAATCTGGGCCGCCCCTGCCGCAGCTATGACCGCCGAAGCGGGAATGGCTGCCCATATAGGTAGATCTTTGTACGCCCTAGTGATGCCAGTGGCAGTATTGACAACAGCAGACGCAATGGCGATCTTTTTGCCCGCATTGAACATCCTCATGTCTGTCTTCTCGCCAGTCTTGGCAAGTTGCATGAGCGATGAGCCCGCCTGGCCCATAGAAGACGAGATCATTTGACCAGCCTTAACAGCCGACCCCGCTATTCGCTGAAACTTACTCTCGACTTCAAGTGGGTCGCCTAGGTCTAAAGGGTCGTCAGGGAGGTTATCCCCTGCATTAGCCATTTGCTTGTACTTGAGTAGCGTCTCCGTAACCGTTACTAATCGGTCCCTGTCTATTCCCAGTAGCGTTTCCTGAAGACGAATAGCCTCCTCTAGCGCACTATTGTACTCTTCTGTATTGTCGAGTAGGTCTAGGGATTCTGTTGCATGGATTCTGGCGTTCTCTGTCCGTAGAATAGACAGTTTATATGTTTCATTAGCGATACTGAATCCATCTCTAGCACTATTCCGCTTCTCTGTCTCTAATTCTACCTCATCCTCTAAGCTATTCTCAAACTCGGCGGCGTTTAACGCCCAATTCCTCCGCATGGCCTCGGCCACCCGAAGTTTCGACTCCTCTTGTATTAGCTGATCCCTTAGTGATTGAAGGACTTCTTGGCCTATCGCAAGATTTTCTCTTGCCTCTATAGTGCCTTGCTGCTGTATGGCGACTATTTGCCCCGTATTGTAGCCTTGCTTTCGTAGGGCCTCTTCCTGATCCCTACTTTCCTTTAGGCTCGTCAATCTCTGGTGCCTCGCCGTCACTTCAAGATCATCTACTACCTTTTTCTGCGCGTTATATGCGTCAGTCAACCCTACGACACCCAACTCAATCGGCTCTATGCCCTGTGTGAGCTTTACAAAATCCCCCGCGCTTTTATTTATGTCTTTAAGGTTCTTGCTCGATCTCTGAGAGTAATTTGCAAACCCCTCGATTGCTGCCGTGATAGCCCCAAATGCAAAGAGCATCCCGACAGGACCAACCATAGCGGTCCTGAACGCCGCGAATGTAGTTATGGTTTTGCCCGTCTGGAGGTTGAGTGCTTTCTGCTGCTCTGCAAGTATCGTAAACGCCTGAACGGTCTGCTGAACATTGTTCGTTACAGCGCGAATACCTTGCGCCGCGCCCATTCCAAACTGACCCGCATCCTGAAATGCCTGACCCATCGAAACCGCAGCAAAGGAGGCACTTCCCGCCACGTTAACATTGGACGCTAATGTTTTGGTGTTCCTTTTTACGGAATTTGTATTCTGGTTGACAGCACCAGTGTTTGATACCTTCGCCCCAGATGAAGCATTGTCCGCACTTGCGCTCAACTTAGAGGCAGAGGTATTTGCGACCGTCGCAGATGTACTGGCTTTACTAGCCCTAATCTGTCTATTGAACGAATCGGTTATGCCGTTCCCAGTTGTGGTAAGGGCCTTACTTGCTCTGATCTGACTGTTAAATGACTCAGTTAAACCCTTGCCCTGATCCTTCACGGCGCGAGTGTACGCCAGAATTTTCTTGGTGCTTCCGTCCCAGTGCTTGTTGGTAACGGTCTGCTGCTCTATAGACTTTTTGCCAACCGAAAGAAGGTTCTGCCCAGCAACTTCTAGGGCCCTAGTTGCACTTACTGCGCCCTTGGTGCCCTTTTCGTATATCTGCTGATTCTTACTGAGTCTGAGAGTGCCGTCTGAAGCCTCCCTCAGTGCTTGGCTCATCTTGGTTAGACTGTCAGAACCAGCGACCTTCACCAGAAGGTTCATTAGGATGTCTTGCGAACTCTGAGGCATCTATTTATACTCCACTTTATATCCTACGCCCTCTGTGCCACGCCTTTTAACGCACACTGCAAACGCTATGTCCGAATATGAACACTCTCTAAAAATACGCCTAGCCTCAGCGGGGTTGCTGTCAACGAGGTCGTGTGTGAGTACATCCCAAGTGTCTGCCACCCTGTCGAACTTCAGGGCCCAAGGCTGATCTTGGACCCGTGGGTCGCTTACCCCTCTGCTGACGGGACGTATTTGGCGAATCTGCTCTGAAGCCCATCGCTGATCTTCAGTGCAAACATAAAAAAATCAGCCACAACTACTGATACAAAATCCATAGACACGCCATCGCCATCAAGGTCGTCAGGCAAACCCTCAAGGATCTCCTTACAAACCAAAAGATCCATGCCGTCATCACCGCTTGCGCTATCTGATATTGCCTGAACCTTCTTTTGGAGAGCGACCGTGGGGTAGCGCATCGTGCCTACTACCCCTGGTCCCAACTCGTACTCTGTACCGACTTGAGGGACGTACTCATCCCCTCTTACGACAGCGTTTATGTCAATCCTAGCCATGTTATCCCTCTTTTGTTACTATTAAACTACGGCGAATGAAGTTAGTGTGTCTTCTGAGTAGTGTGTACCCACGAACTCGACATTTGCACCAGCAAAGCCGTTTCCTGGATCAACACCATTAGTCTCAACTCCCCATCCATCTGTACCGTTTGTATCTGCGGTCGCACTACCGTTGGTGTACTTGAGGGTTGAACTCCAAGCAGCAGCAACGCCAGTGATCTTGAGGCGAACCATACGAGCACCAGCAGCGTCTTCCCCTGCGTGGTAAGCATAGGCGTACACGTCCTCTAGGACCATGAAGTTGCCATTTGGCATAGCGAAGGCCACGTCTACGTTGGTGTTTTGGAACGCCTTGGCAAGTGCGTAAACGTCAGTCGTTGCCCCGCGAATACCACTCAGCATAACCTCAGCAGTAACACGACAGGAGCCACCAAAGTAGGGGCGACCACAACCGTCTGTTTCGTCACTTGGGTAGTCAAACTCAAACGAAGGGTCGCTCATGGCAACACCTAAATCAGTAAAGTTTGTCGTGAGGTCGTCATAACTACCAGCCTGAGCCAGTATGTACACATTGCAAACGTCTGACACAATGTTCACTATGGGCTTTACCCGACAGATCGTATTGCTTGTCATCGTCTGCGTATCGGAATCAGTGTACGTGACGATAGCCGTGTTGAGGGACCTGTTTGTCATCAACGTCTCAAGAGCCGTTACTTTACTGTAGTCGAGGCAGTCAAAAGATCCTGTCTTGGTGACGAACCCTCGATCAGCCTCAAAGTTGTACCCCGTAGTGTACGATTCCTCTGCCGTTTCCAGCGAGAAGTTTTCTATTAAGTTTCCATTTGTTGAAGTACCGCCAATGCTGATTGACGCGACTTCTGATGGTCCTGGTGCCCAAGCCATATTGTTATTCCTCTATGTTTTCGTCATCAGCTACCGTTACTTCGGGAGCTTCTGGTTCTTGTATGTTACTTGCAAAATACCTATCGTGAATATCCCCTGACACAATTCGTGCGGGTCCATTTACGTAGTTTTTCTTGTTTCGGACGATCTTGTACTCACGATTCTTGGCGATAAGGCCAAGTTGCTTTCCCTCCCCGTCCCTAGCCGCCACTGAGTGACTGGCTATAAATGTCTTACTTTTACTCACGGACTTGTTACCTGTCTTTGTGGTATGATACCCCACCTGATAAGGTGTGACATAACATCACTACCAGCGGGTTGTCTAAAGCGCCCTAGGTAGTTCGTGCCACCAAAAGATGACTTAGCATCGCTACTCCTACCTGAGAACTCGAAAAGATCGTGCACAATGGCGTCTGAGATGTCCCAGAACGCCTCGCGATCCGATGTGTACCTTGTTGCCCCAGAAGCCCTTACGACGACGTAGATGTCCACCAATAGAGTCTCTCGCACGGGTACGCCGTAGCCTGAGTTCGACTCGTTAGAAGCGTCTGCTAGTCCAATGAATACAAACCTAGATCCTGATGGTCTACTAGCGAAGTGCTGGTCGATTGCGCTTTGTAGTGTGCCGTCGAATATAGTGCAAGAGTCAATACCGTCAATGCGACGCTCAATCTCACCCTTAACGGCTTCAAATACGTTATTTGTAGATACGCTATCCAATGCTACTTCCCTATGATTATTTCTTGCTTCGTGGCTCTGGGCAAGCCGTACTCCCTGAACGACCTGTCGATATTCTCTACCACCCACTGCTCCTCAAGGCCCATGAAGTCCCTCTGGTGCTCGTGCTTCCACCTAGGACTGTTTCCAGATATGTGAGCGTAAGCCTTTATTGCTTGTGCGGGGTCGCTAAACCCAATGCTGATCTGGGTATCTCTCGCCTTCATAGCCTGACCGCTCCTTGTGTCCCTGACCTTGGAGCCACCGAGGGTTGTATCTACCCTTGCCGACCCTGCGCCCTCAAGGACTTGCAAGTTGCCTAGCATCTGCCCAGACAGCCTCAGATCAACATTCTCCTGCCCTTTTCTCTGTGCGTATTTTCTTGTGTACGGATGCTTCAGAGCGTCTCCTTGCTTATCAAGGCCCGACTTCGTGCGCTCTCTGATGTGAAGAACCGCAGCCTCCCCGATGTCTACAGCAACCCTGCCAAGGCCAGAGGCCCACTCCGCAAGTGCTTTAGTAAACTCTTCACCTACTCGTACAACAGCCATCTAGCCCACCCAAGTGTCTTGTGAGTGTGTGTCCATGTCGTCGTCAACCGTTGTCTCTAACTGGGTGAGGAAGTCTGAGTCGATGCGCAGTTGCTTGATAAGGGCGTTGAACGCCATCTCAAAGCGGTCGTACATCATAGCCGACCTATTCACCAGCATAGAGTTGGAAGCGAGAGCCTGTTGCTCGTAGTATTGCCACATGACACAGTAGCCAAGCGTCCTGTTAACAGCGCCAGTCAAGTGAGTCTTGCCCACATCAATAGCCGCATCAAAGAACTCACCTGGACCGTCAGCGTCACGCATCATCTCAGGGAACTCGCGCATGGACTTCATCTCAATATAGCCCTTCGCCTCGTCCCGCATATTTGCAGATATGGCGTCAGTGTCATACGAGTCAAAGTTGGGATCACGCAAGTCTACTGGCGCAATACCGTCCATAACGTCGTTGTCAAGAGTGAGGTCAGCCCAAGAGCCCATATCTACTGTCCATTTTAAGCGCACAAGCAGGGGGCCGAAGCCCCCCGCCGTACACCGTTTAGTTTACGACTGGTCTACGTCAATCTTTACGCCAGCAAGGTCTTTGTTGCTTGCGACATTAGCGTCCCAGTTAGATCCTGTAACTACATTAGCCGTAGTTGGGTTAACACCACCGTTAGTAGTGTCCCACTTGAAGCCTTTGAGTCCAAGAACGTAGTCGTCCTCTCCCTGAAGAATCATCTCAAGGTTGGCTTTGAGCAACTTGCGATCCATAGCCACGATAGGCAGTGTATCAACAACGATCTCAATAGCGTTGTCTACCAAACCGAGAACGTGATACTCACCAGGAGTACCAGAAGTGGTTAAGTAAGAGATGTCAGAGACAAACATTGGGAGCCCAAGAGTCCCTGTTCCGCCCTGATAAATCTGGAAGTCAGCCACGTTGCCAGAGCCAGCGGACAACTGCTCGACTTCGAGGGCCTCCATTGCGCCTGAGTTCGTAACCCATACTTTCACACGATCAGCAGCGTCGCCCAATTTCCGCTTTCCGCGAACAAGAGCAGTGTGATCTAGTGTGGCACTTGAGCCTGTAGCAGCGTAGTCGTACAGGTTGTTGCCTTCAGTCGTGATGGCAGCAGCGCAAGCACCGATAGACGTATTCAGCATTTCCTGAACGCGAACCTTAGCATAGTTTTCGCCCAATAGGGTCGAGAACAAGCGTGGGTCTTCTGCGATACGACGGAAAGCATCTTCAGTCTGTGAGTACGGTCCGTAACGACGACTCAGCTTGACGCCGATGTTTTCGTCTTGTGTCATTGCCGTAGGGGTCAGGTCTGTAGAGACATCTGTGATGTCACGACGAACGTAACCGCCTGAAGGGAAGTCAAAGAACCGCTCTCTGCGATAGTCTCCCTGTGATTCTGCGGTCAGAATGTTTACTGCACCGCCAAAGCCAGCGTGAAACTCCTCGATAGCCTGACCGAGTGTTTCTACGAAGGCTGCACTAAATTCTTCGTCGTAGATGACAAAGTTAGATTTTGTTCCAATAGCCATTGCTTATTTTCCTATTATTTAAGTTTCATGTAAGCGGGCCATCCTTCAACCTTGGGCTGTCGTAGCCCGTACTGGCGAATATAAGCGCCGTGGTCTTGGACATCATCACGAGTCTTGGGCTTGTGCCCGCTCTTGGTGACGCCTTTTCCTTCTTGCCCAATCTTCGCTCTCGTACTGTTGCGTTCTGGCTCCCGCAAGTAGTCTTTCAACCGTGGGTCAGCGACAAGTTCTCCTACGAAGTCCTCAACGGACATCTCAGAACCCCTAACGCTGATTGTTGATGTATTGTAGTCAAAGTCGATCTGATCTCCGTAAAGCAGTTCCGCTGTTGACGGCTTCTTTGGGTCGATACGCTTAATGAATGTGTCATCAAACCTACTACCAAAAGCCCGCTCCATCTCTACGTGTTTTAACTTGCTGGTCAATCCAGAAAGTTGTTCTCTTGTCTGCTCTAGTTCGCTTTGCACAGGCTTTAGGTTCGCCGTAGTCCACTGCTCTCGTTGCGCGTCAAGGTCAACGCTCGGCTCCGAAGTGCCGTACTTTTCCTTAAATCTTGCCACAAGAACTTCGTCTTCAAACACCTTGTCACGATGTACGTGATTCTTAAAGCGTTCGTCTACTTTATTCTGGACTGCGGGGCCGAACTTGTCTTTTGAGATATAGCCCACACTCAGATCATCATTTGAAAGAACTTTATAGTCCTCTGATAGCGGTGTGTATTCATCGCCATCCTTTACGTATACATCCATCTCGATTCTTATTTACTGTGCGCCTCGGTGTGCGCGGTCAATCGGAAAATAAGCAGCCCTCAATCTTTCTCCTTCCGGTAGAGACATACGCGAGGGTGTTGCGTCTGTTGTGTGCGAATATAAGAAATTCACACGATCTTGTCAAAGAAATACCAAATTTAATTTACCTTTATCTGCACAAATGTTATTTTACCACCTTTATCGTCCCGTCCTCCTTCCGCTGGACTCTTGTGTACGCTCCATTGTGCTCGCGATCAGGCCATCCTACACCGCCTTCCTTGAAGATCGTGCCAGAGCCTCCGCTGATAAGCCTCCTGACGGGTCTACCGTTGTACTCAATGAGTGGAGTAGCCTTCATGGACTCCACAACATCAAACTCCTCCTTATCCCCGTCCTGATACCTGTACGTGTACGTCATTCTTGTCCCTCGATGTCCTCTGTTTCTTCTTCTTCTTCATCCTCGAAAGGTACCTCTACAGGCACTTCGGGCACCTCAATATCCCCTAGGCGCTCACGAACCTCCTTGGTGATGCCGTCAGTAGCCATAAGAGCAGCCAATTCGGGCTCTAAGCCCGTACCAGAGGCAGCAACGTAGTTGTTTACTTGCTTCTGAATGAGGTTTTCGATGTCAACAGGCTTAAAGTCCCTGCTACGCTCTACGGTAGAGGAGTGCCATACCGATTCGTCCTGTGGGGACATGATCTGTGAACCTAGGAACCGCCAGTCGTTGTCAATCTCGTCAATAGCGCTTGACATCAGGCTCAGGAACGCCGTGCGCCCTTCTGCTTGGTTGAACAGCACCTCAGTAGCAGAGCGCTCTATGTTCGGGGCATTCATGCGCTGGTGGTTCGTAATGTAGAACTGCTTGACCTCGGCCTCGTAGGTTCTGTACGCCTCAGAAGCGTTACTTGAGTCTGGGGAGATGTAGTTCCAGTCCCCTTGTAAGCCGTTAGCACCCGCATTGATACCCGCAACACCCTTGTTGAACACACTGTCCTCAACGTCACCAACAAGGCGTGGGTGGTTGATCACACGGAAGTTCCAGCGGGCATCGCTGAGGATGTTGTACAGGGCATTGTGGTCTTCTGCCATCTGGTAGCCGACCTCTCTGGTCATGCGATCAGAGAACTTCAGGTACGTGAAAGGCAAACGCTCAACGGTCCTTGTGTCGTCCGTGTAGAACTTGTGCTTCCAAGTGTCAGCATCCACCACCTCAAGAGTGTCGTCACCCCCGTCGTTTTCGCTGATACGCCATTTCGTCCACCCGTCAATATCGTACTCTGTGTAGTAGCGCACAACCTCTGCGGGCTCGTGCATATCGGGACGCTCAAGCACTTCCTCTGCCACTAAGAGCCACGTAGGGCGTCCGTTGACCATGTGCCAATCGACAATCCTGTTCGGGTCGATGATCTCTGTCAGCGGGTTCGCAGCCCCTTCTGGCAAGTACGTAAAGGAAAAGAACTTGTTATCCACGATAACATTCGTCTTCGCCTTGTTCAGTGCTCCTAGCCAGTTTAATCCAGTACCGTCGATGTCTCTCCACATACGGTACATCAAAGAGCCCTCATCATCACTAGCTCCAAGGGGTCCCCCTTCCCTTAGATTCCACTTGCCGTGCTCAACGGCGGCGATACCACCAGAGTACGCATCGACAAGCGCTGCCATGTGTGAGGGGAAGCGAGTAATCCTCGCTCGTTCCGCAAAAGCAGAGGCTGACTCGCCTTGGCTCCTGCGTATAAGATAAGAGCCGTACCCACCGTTCGAGGAGGGGGCACCAGAGCCCTCGCCAGAGAAGTAGCCCACCCTGTAGGTTCCCCTAGGCAGGTTGTCCTCCGACATAAAGTTAGATGTTGCCCGCGGGGGCTTAGAACCGTCAGGATCGTCATTCATTGAACTAGATTCCGACTTTGCTACCGCTAAGGCGCGTCCTGTGTACTGATCCCTAGTGTACTGCCTCTTTAGAACCTCCACTTCGTAATCAGGATGCCTGTTTTCTACCCAAAGATCAGCCATATTCTATAGATTTAAGTGCGCGTAGCCAATAGTCTGGCCTCCGTGCTTTCTTTTGTAGATAGCCATCTCAAGCGCATTTCTGCGATCAGGGCTCCTACGGATTACTTTCTTCATCTCCTTTTTACCTAATACCTTTCGCCGACCTTTCGCATCTAGTTCATACGTATTGGACAGCAACTCTTCCTTCAGAACGGGGTCATCAGGGATCGCCCCGCCCTTCCTTATCCAGTCTGCAAGTTGAAATGCCATTTCTGACCCGACATTGTTGTAGTTATCGTCGTCGGACGCGCTTGATTGAACGTGAATTGGCACGACCACAATGTTAAATTTGTTTCCCTTCTCCTTGAGGATGTTATGTAAGGCATCCACAGGGCTGGATCCAAGTCCGATTTCATCTATTTGCACCCTTATTTGTTTGTCGTGCTCTCTGTGGTACTTGCGCACCGCTTCAATAATTTTTCTAGCTACGTACACACCGTCCCTATTACGTAACGTAACAGGTAAGTGTGCGTGCTGACCGCGAACAGCGTAGATGACCGACTCGTCATCCCCAAAACGAGCAACATCAACCCCAAGGGTCAATTCGCCCGTAGCAGAAGTGTCCTTCCACCGCTCAACAGCCTTGTCTACACTATCAAGGTCTATAACAGAGTCCTCACCTTCACCAGGGAACTCGCCAAGGACGCGAACGCGGAACGCAATCGACTCCTTGCCCCACATATCAAATTTCTCGTCGATCCAAGGCTTTGTAGCTAATCCAGGGATCTTCATCTCGCCAGTGACGTTAGGAGAGTCGTAGGATGACAACTTTATATTGTGCCAAAACCGCGAATACTTCGTAAAGGCGTTGCAAAACTCACCCGTCATCTTCGTTGCCTGTGACGCCATGAATATCTTGGCTCCACCAGCCATGTTCCCCTCCATAGCCTCAAAGATGATGTCCTCAATACCCGAAGCCTCATCTAGGAGGTACAGGATGTGCGGAGAGGAGACACCAGCAGCGCGCTCTGGCTCTGTAGTAGAGAAGCCGAAGGCTTGATTGCCGTTACGAAGGGTTAGCCCCGTGGAGGGATCGAGGGAAGGGTCCTTTTCTAGGAACTCCTGATAGACAGGAGATTTACGTACCATCTGGCGTATCTCGCGCCAAAGCGCCTTCTTCACCTGATCAAAAGATGCAGAGGATATAGCGACTCGTGCATCCTCCCCTTTTAGTTGCCAATAGAAGGGCCACCAGAGGGCTATTATAGCCATGGATCGGGTCTTACTGGTCTTGTGACCCGAACGTACAGCTACCCTATCGTAATCTCGGCAAGCACGAAGCATATCGGCTTGCTTAGACCACACCTTCTCACCGAGAACATTGATCGCAAACCACACAGGGTCCCACGACTTCTCGGCAAGAGCGTCTAAATCTTCTCTTGATAATGTTTCAATACTCAAAGAACTAGTCTCCCTTTGCCAAAACAAGGAGTTTGTCTACGTATGTGTTGCCTGAGCCGTCAGAACTCGCCTTGAAGCCACCGTGGTACTTCATCATTCGATCCTGAGCAGCATCGGCGGGATAGAACGTCAACTTAGTACCAAACTTTGTTGGCGAAACATCCTTCAAGAGCGGTCCAAGGCCGTCCTTACGCATACGCTGTACATCAAATACATATTCGATGCCGTGACTCACGCCCTCACCGCAGTGGGGACACTCAACAGGCACCTCAATAAGATATTGCATCAAGTCAGCCCTTGCCATCGCCGAAACGCGAGCAACAGTCTCCTCAATACCCATCTCTAAAGCCTTTAACTCAATGTCAGCCCGACGCTTAACCTCTGCCTGGATGTGGGGCTTCTTAAATATCTTGTCAGCCTTCACCTTAGCAGCCCTATAGCCTCTACCGTCGTCCTTTTCCCCTTCAGGAGGGCCAGCGAAGTAGTACCCCGCGACTTTATAGGACTGAATCTTATTCCTGTACTGATCACCGTCAGCGTCACAGTACGAATCTACAAGTGTCTTTTCCTGTCTGGTAAATTCCTCGTAGGGTTTTATCGAATGTCTCTTTGGCATAGTGCTATTTACTGATCCCTATGTTAAACTAGGGGCGAATATACGAATATATTGTGAACTTGTCAAAGAACCATTGACTTTTATTTTATTTTTCTCTATATTGGCTCTGTGTTTAACTAAAAATAGACAACATGACCTTAAAAACATCAATAAAAGCCTCTGTGCCAAATGTCGCCTTGGTCGCCATAGGTGCATTTTTTACGGCTTATGCGGGTGGTGGTGGGGAACTCTTCCTTATCGGACTCGTAGTAACACTTGTGGCATTAGTGTCAATACCGCTAATAATACATCAAACCAACTCAACTAAGTAGAAAACAATTCAACATGAAAGCACTTAACAAGGCTCAACTCATCGGCAACCTCGGCAAAGATCCAGAACTCCGTCACACGGGTTCAGGTACTGCCGTTTGCTCTTTTTCCGTAGCTACCTCTGACAGGTACAAGGACTCCTCTGGGGAGTGGCAAGACAAAACGGAGTGGCACAATGTCGTAGTGTGGGCCAAGCTCGCTGAGATTTGCGCCCAGTATCTCAAGAAGGGATCAAAGGTGTATATCGAAGGCTCGCTTCAGACGCGCTCCTACGAAAAGGATGGTGTGACACGCTACTCTACCGAAATCAACGCTAGAGATATGATCATGCTCTCTCCTGTCGAAGACAAGGGCAGGTCTGATCACCAGAGCAATGGTGCGACTAGCAAGGGTACCCAAGCCTTTGCACCAGACGACTCACTCCCGTTCTAGCCCCCATTAACCTAAGCGAGGGATGCCCTCGACAGACTCCCACGGTTTGTCGGGGGCTTTCTTGTATAAATCAAGAGGAATAAATGAAACGATTTTACAGCAAGGTCAGCATTGATGCTACCACAGGCTGTCACGAGTGGACTGCCTGTAAACTCAAGGAAGGATACGGGCAGTTTAGGCTTGGTAACAAGGTGAAGCTGGCACACAGGATAGCGTGGGCACGAGAGAACGGAGAGATCCCTGAAGGTATGTGCGTTTGTCATAAATGCGATAACCCCTCCTGCGTGAACCCTGGCCACCTGTTTTTGGGAACACACCAGGATAATATGGATGACAAAGAATCTAAGGGAAGGGGTAATCAGCCCAAGGGAGAGAACAACGGCAGCGCTAGGATCACCAAAGAGCAAGCCTTACACGTCATCCAGTTACTAGCGGTGGCTCCAAGGCGTCCGAACGGTAGGATTAAGTATGGCGAACTACAGAAGATCGCTGAATACACTGAGATTTCGTACCAGACAGTGAGGAACATCTTAGCGGGCAATGCT